GGCATGGTCCTTTACGGAATCCTGTCTGATCAGCTATTCTCTGCCATGTCTGAGGACGATGACGAAGATGGAAAGTCAGATTGGGATGAGATTGGTGACTACACATTGGAGCATAATTTACTGATCCCAACACTTGGCCTTATTGAGCAGAAGTATATAAAAATACCTTTGGGATACGGTATTAATACAGCGTTCAATCTTGGAAGGTCTGTCAGCAGATACCAGCGCGGCGAGTACACATTTGCTGAAACATTTAACTCGGCATTCGGCACATTGGCAGAGTCATTGAACCCGCTTGGTGACACAAACTGGGAAACAGCCCTTTTGCCAACGGTTGCTGACCCAGTAATGGAATTAGCTATTAATAAGGACTACAAAGGTGATCCTATATATAAAGAGGCGTCTCCGTTTGGGGTTCAAAAACCAAGCAGCCAGCTTTACTGGGCAAACACAAACGCAGTATTTAAAAACATAGCGAGTGCAGTAAATGGATTTACTGGCGGAACTGAGGTCACTCCGGGGTCAATGGACATATCCCCAGAGGTGATAGAGTATTGGACTGAGTATTTCACAGGCGCGGCAGGAGCATTTGCTTTAAGGACAGCAGAGTCCCCATCAAAAGTCATTGACTCGCTTAGGGGCGACCTTGAAGGGGAGCTTACAAGAGAGCTTCCGTTCATCAGGAAGGTCTTCACATCGCCCTCATCAAGAGAGGACACTGGAAAGTTCATAGAGAACAGGGACCGTATTCTGAGGGCGGGCAAGGAGATTCAATTCTCTCGGCAGTCTCAGGACCCAAAGAGAGAGGCTCTTATGAGAAGCCGGTATGCCAATGAGTTAAAAATATATGGCCAGATTAAGGCTATAAATAACTACAGAAACCAGCTTGTCAGAAACAAGAACAAAATCCAGTCAGATTTAAGAATGACTGAGGAGCAAAAGCGTCCTATAATAAGAAGGCTTAGAGAAAAGATACAGATGCTAGAAAAGAAGGCTGCCATAATTATAAGGGACGCTGGGGTTAGATAATAAAAGAGCGGCCATGAGCCGCTCTTTTTGTACCATAGTACGAATTAGGACATCTTTGAGTTTATCCACCCAACGATATCATCTTTCTTCCACCTTTTAATCCTCTTAGAAACAACTAAAGGCTTTGGGAAAGACTCATCCGTTTTTAGTATTTGATTGATTAGTCTTGGACGGATGGCAAGCATTTCAGCCACCTCTTGTTGGCCAATAAACTCTGAACTTACGATTGACGACCCTGCTTCCATCTTGTGAACTCCTCAGATAAAGATTTAAATTTCTCCCTAGCTTGGGAGTTTGTTTTTATTTCAGACCTACTTTCGATCCCTAGGTACTTTCTCAAAGACCCAGCCACACTGGACTCAACCTCACCAAATGTGCTTTGTATGTACATATCGTCATCCATGTGACCTTTGAGATGCAAAAACTCAGCGAAGTCATTGTTTCTGCAAAGCATGCCAGCGCTGGATACAAGCCTTTCCAACTCTCTTTGCTCTGGGTTTACCTCTGGCTGATCATGGTCATCAAGTTTTACCATGGCCACCATATATCTAGAGCCAACCCAGTCAGTGTGTAGACTTGGCGGCACCTCGTTAGGGTGAAGAGCAAGGCGCAATATTGTACCCTGCTTACTTTGGGACATGGATGTTTTAACAGCCTCAAAGTGTACGGCAGCTTCCCTTACATCATTCATTCGGAACCCCCATCATGATTTGAGTTTCCCGCGCATCGTAATGAGACTTATCAACAAAGTTTCTGGTATGAGTCATGATCTTTACCCCACCTTTTATACGCTCATAAGTCACAACCTTTTGACGAAATACATTCTCCAGATTGCTTGGAAAATAATCATCGGATAATTTGCTATTCAACGAACACAGTTTTTGTGTAGGGAAGTAGCACAGGTCTTCTTTTTTATCCATCATATTTACCACCGCCTTTTGATACAAGGCCAGCCAAACTAACTACAGCTTGCCTAGCGTTCTTCTGCAATTTTCCCTGAAAGTTGCCTCGCTGCATGTTCTTCCCATACCTTCTTGTGCTGGCAGAAACGGCTCTCATGTCCTCTTTGCCTTTATCTAGGTATGTTTGGAAGTTCATAACCTTTTCATTTAACTGATTTAACTCAATGGAAAACTCTTCAACAGATTTATTCATTGTCATCACCAGATGACTTGTCAACTACAAGTCTACCCAAGGCAACATCAATCATAGCACACCACATATCAAGTCTATTGTGATGCTGTGGTAGTGCCGTAAACACAGCCATCATTTCGTCAGTCGGGTGACGCATGGCAAGTATTGCCCTTTCAGCAATAAATTCTGCCGGAACTGGGTATGTCCCAAACTTTTCCTGCGCGTCAGTTATGGCGTGAGCCACATTATCAATCGCACCTATCATTAAACTTCTCCCAATTTAATTTGGCCCATTCTTTAGGATCAACACCTTTGAGATCCCACCAAGTTCTTTCATCACCAAAGTGATGTAATTTCATGTGACAAGAGTGGCACAGAGGAACACACCAATTGTCTCCAACTTTCATGCCCATAGCGTTAGGCTCTGCGAACATGATATGGTGCGCCTCTGCGCCATACCCGCAGACCAAGCATGGAGATCCACGCAAGGTCTTTAGGTATTTCTTCGATCTTATTCTAGGGCTTTTCTTCACTTTACCCTTGTTACCTTTCTCAAAGACCGATTGATGGATTTTGTCTTTGCAGACTTTTTACCATGAGTGGACACAATGCCCTGATAAAGACCAGCAGCCTGAGCCTCTGGAAGACACGCATAGTCACCAACATTCATTTTGCTGGCGGTTTTTCTGTGCCAGCCATACTTGATTTGCTTTGAAGACCCATCATTATACTGATATACAGCATAATGCTCTATAGCCTTTGTTGGCTTTGAGTAGGACGATGTTCCCAAAAGGAAACTGATAACTTTTTTTAGAGCATCCATTAGAACGGCACCTCGTCATTTAACGATGTCCTTGCCTGTGGAGCAGGGCTACCCTGATCCTTCTTTTCATACTGGACATTGCCAACAAGAGACAGGAATGTTGAGCCATTCTTCTTACTCACCCTCTTCCAACCAGCCAAGTCTAGCTTTGGCTTTGATATTCCTCTCTCCATCTGACTAACAAGGTCACTAAGAACTTCGTCAGATATTTCCAAGCTGCCAGTATAATCTGGCTGTGAAGGCTTCTCCTTACGATTGTTCGTAAACAGTACGCCTGATGGCGGGTAATCGTTACTCATGCGGCCTCTCCTTTTGGCTCAAGTTTTTCTGCGTGTGCCTTGAAATTTTTCAAGACATTATTGTAAAGGCTTTCGTCACCATTCTTTAGGGCATCGATAGCCGACTTATTCATACCCCAAAACCCTCTCAACTCATCAGTTGTTTTGCATTCTGGGATGAACGTGTTGAAAACATTAGCTGCTAGAGAAACTCCCTCAACCTCTTCCTTTTTTCCCTCGCTTGATTCAATCACGATTTTCTTTTCAACACCTGCTGGCAGGTCTTCACCGGCATATATGTAGTGTCCAAGTCCATGCATAGCACAACACTTAGCCAAGCAACGCTGCAACGCAGTGTTTACCTGAAAGCTGTCTGGACTGGAAACGGCTTTGTTTGCATGATTAAGAACAGGCAGAACCTCTGTCTGACTCTCGCCCTCAATGTTCACAGTAACTGAAACAAATGCATACCCAGCCGGGTCAATCATATACGGCAACGTGCAGTCATTATTTGCACTAGAGTACAAATTTTTAGTGAACGTTGCTTGAGGGTAATTTTTTTTCACAATCCCCCATGCCCATGCCCAACTTAAATAAGTCAGGCCATTCTTTGACTCTGTGTGTTCATTGACATCGATATTGGACAATGTCTCCCATACACTCACTTTATCCATCCTATTCTCCCTTAAATTGTGAGCAAAAATCAGCAACACCGCAGTAGTTGCCATTACACCTAACCGACTCTCCGGCTCGGTATTCTATTTCCATAGGCACACCTTGAATGCCTCCTTGTGCCTTGGCAAAATTATTGGCCTCTTCCTCGTTATAAAATACACGCATAGCCCTTTTAAGACCCTTCTTCTTTACAGCCCAAGCGTCAGTACGTCTCCACACTTCATCGTCTGAGCAGTTTGGAAAATGTCCAGCTAGATCATAATTGAACTGTGCATCTTGATGTATTTGAACTCTTTCATGCACATAATTGATCCGCTTTTCCTCGTCCCACAATGGGACATCAACCAGAACAACAGGTGCTTGTGGATAGTCAGGCTTACGCTGCGCGTCACGGCGGTTCCAGTCACGAAGTATTGCACATATCTGCAATGAAGTTACCTTCCGCCCCTTCTGTCTTTGCGCTAGATAGGCGTACACATTTAACTGCCTCTCCCAGTCTATCTTTCCGTGTATAACAGACCACACGCTAGTTACCTTGTAGTCAGTTATTTCAATACTTGAGTCGGTAACTTTCTGATGGTCAACTGCGCCAGACAAAATCCAATCGTTAACTGTTGAGAAAAGACGTTCCTCAAGCACAACACCTTCTTCCTGTGTGCTTTCTAGAACCTGATGCACAGCAGTACCAAACAAAGGCCACACCATGTCCACTACATCCACAACCCTTTTGGATGCGTAGTGATCTCGCATAAGTCTAACTCTAGGGCTGTCGATAAGAGTTGTTACAGATATATCCGCATTTCCCTTGCTATATTTGTCATTTCTGGCAAAATCAACAAAGGACTGAGGTAAGTTATAATTGTTTGTAATTTCCATGTTTGCCTCCTTCCATTTACGCTTTTACCAAAGGCGCACATTGATGTCAATAAGGAATTTTGGTGTAAATATGGAATTAAAAGCACATCAGTTTGAGATACTTGGAGAGCCAGCATCTAAGGCTAACAGTAGAAAAATAGTAATCATCAAGGGAAGACCAGCTTCCATCAAGTCAGACAAGGCAAGAAAATATGCCGCGTATTTTCTTGAGCAGTGCCAAGAGATCGAAGAAATGTTTTTTGACGATGTATGCGTGGAAATGCTAATATACTACGCTTCACGAAGACCGGATCTTGATGAAAGCCTGATACTGGATTTAATGCAAGGAAAGATTTACAACAATGACCGCCAAGTTAAGCAGAAGAATATTTACTGGGGGCTTGATAGGGAAAACCCAAGAACAGTCATCAGAGTGTCATCTTTGGAGAGCGGTAATATCCCAAGCTATCTCAGATGCCTACCTGAATGACATAAGGGAAAAAACTTCCGTGGCCGAATGGATAGGCACCGATGATTTTGTCATTGTATGCGACCTTGCCGACATAGATCACGAAAAGATGCTAAACAACTTTCATTACATCCTGAGCGCGAAAGTGCCAATAGCCAGATATGAAGGCAGAAAACTAAAAGACCTTATAGATAAAAAGTAAACATAATCTATGTATAGTCTGTATATAGATTATATTTATATATATATATTATAACAATTATTATAACACTTTGTGATTTTTCTTTCCGGCACGACAAAAAACCATGTTGACAGGCATGCTCTGTGGGCATATCGTTGATGCAGTCGTGGAGATTGAAAATGCAAAATGATATTCTGATTCGTGGGGCTGCGCTCCGCATGGGCGAAGGCCAGCATAAGGCTGTTTGCCCTATCTGTAATCCACAAAGGCGTAAGAAGGGTGAAAGAACTCTATCGCTGAAGGTGGAATTCAACGAAATTTTGTACAATTGCTGGCACTGTCAATCATCAGGCGTTATTTCGCTTGAGGAAAGATTCATGCCAGCTAGGAAGGAAAACAAGGTGGCTCTTGCTGTTCAACATAAATGGGATGATTTGTCTGATAATACAATATCTTGGCTAAAGAAGAGGGGGGTTTCGGAAAGCACCGCAAGAGAAGCAAATTTAAAATCCGCAACTCACTACATAGCTTCTCTGAAAGAGAATGTTGAGTGCGTTGTGTTCCCATACATGAATCAGGGGGTTATGTACGCAGCGAAGATCAGGGCAATATCTGAAAAGGGATTTTCCTGTCACGGTGCGCCAGCATCTTTTTTCAATGCGGAATCTATCGTATCTGGGGATGACCTATTTATTTGCGAGGGGGAAATGGACGCCCTCTCATTTATGGAGGCAGGGTTTGAGAGCGTTGTCTCCGTCCCTAATGGAGCCGTTATGAAGGTTGTTGACGGCAGGATAGACCCACAGGACGACAACAAGTTTAGGTTTCTTTGGGATGCGAAGAAAAAGATAGACTCAGCCAATCGCGTTATCATAGCCACAGATGATGATGGCGCTGGTCAAGCAATGGCAGAGGAGATAGCCAGACGTATCGGCAAGGATAAGTGTTGGAAGATTGAGTTTCCTGATGGCTGCAAGGACGCGAATGATGTCTTGGTAAAAAAGGGAAAGGCGGCATTTGAAAAGATGTGTGCCGGTGTTGTGCCTTGGCCTGTTGCCGGTCTTTATGATGCTTCTCATTTTTATGACCAGCTTGATGAGATATATGATAACGGCATGGGCAAGGGGGCCTCGACAGGATATCAATCTGTTGATGAGTATTACAGCATTGTCGAAGGTCAGCTTACAGTTGTCACAGGACACCCCTCATCTGGCAAGTCTGAGTTCATCGATCAAATCATGGTTAACTTGGCCGAAAAGAAGGGGTGGAAGTTTGCTGTCTGCTCTTTTGAAAATGAGCCACGGTTACACATAGCTAAACTGATAAGCAAGTACCTGTCGAAGCCTTTCTTTACCGGAGTAACGCCGAGAATGTCTAGGGAAGAGTTGGAAACAGGAAAGCTTTTTGTCAGGGAGCATTTCAGCTTTCTTTATCAAAATGATGGATCAATGGCGACAATTGAGGGCATAGTAGAGCGTTTGAAGATTGCTGTTATGCGTCACGGCGTAAGGGGCGCAATCATTGACCCATATAATTACATACAGAAAAATGGAGACATTTCAGAGACAGACTGGATTAGTGAAATGCTAACGCAATTAAGGGTGTTCGCGCAGTCTCATGGTATTCATTTATGGTTTGTAGCACACCCCACGAAGATGATGCGTGATGCAAATGGAAAGGTTCCAGCCCCAAAAGGGTATGACATATCTGGATCGGCTGCTTGGTTTGCCAAGGCCGATATAGGCTTATCTGTACACAGGCCAGACCCAGTGAATAGCGCTGTCTCAGAAATTCATATATGGAAGTGCCGATTCTCTTGGATCGGCAAACAGGGGGTTGCTGAATTGTTCTTTAATCCTGTAACGTCAAGGTATTCAGAGGCCGTCCAAGATGATTTTATGGACACGCCAACCCCGTACCAAGCAAAAAAATATGGCGAAGTGCCGTTTTAGCACTCCGAACGAAAGCATGATAGTAGGTGATTTATGAGAAAAGGAAAAATTTTATTGGAAGAAGCTGGCTCCGTTATTGATGCCCGGGGCGACCATTATGGATCGCCGTTAGAAAATTGGACTAGGATTGCTAATTTATGGAATGCATATCTTGGAGATAAGTTGAAAGATGGGGAAAAAATAACACCGCTTGATCATGGCCTCATGATGGATCTTGTCAAAACGGCCAGACTTATTGAGAGTCCACATCACTGGGACAGCTATTTGGACAAATGCGGCTATGCTGCTGCCAGTGTAGAATGCTTCGATAATATTGTTGACTAGGTTTGTACTAGGGTATAATTTAACAAATAGCACTTATGTGCTGTTTCCTCCATCCACGACAAAAAAAGGGGAGCGGTTTTCACCGCTCCCCTTTTGATTTATGTGGCTGAACCCGTACTGAGAAAAA